CTCTAGCGGGCCTTCAAGGGCAGCCCGCCGCTCGCGGAGTGCTGAAAGTTCGCCGCCGTCTGCAAGATTCGGCACGTTCCGCCGGAAGGGGTTTGGTGCCCGCCGACGGAGGACATCTTCGACCTCATTAGCACCAGGCGCCGGCTGCACGAGCACACCTCGCCTGACTCGCTCCCTTCGCCGAGACTCCTCAAGCTGCGCCTGAAGCTGAACGACCGTGCCCTGGTCGCCGGCGTTTTGGATTTCTCGCTCGATTCTGGCTTGGTTTGCCCGCTCACGCCTAACAGCGGGGTCATTCTGAAGCACGCCCTCGTCGTTGAGGTCTTTGCGAGCCTTCCTTGCGCGATTGAGCGACTCCGCGAAGTCCCTTGCGTCCGACGCCTGGCCCGATAGCGTGCCTTGCGTCAGCGAGTCGCCAAGCGCGCGAAACGACTCCGCTAGAGCCTCCACGAGACTCTTCTGCCTCGCCAGCGTGTCGTTCAGAGCCTTGGAGTTGTCTTCTAGAGTGCGGCCACTGTTGATCCACTTGCTAATGGCAAGAACAACCTGCGATCCAATGACAACGGATAGCCCGATGAACAAACCCTTCGTGCTGCCGATGATAAAGGCGAGCTGCGTGATGTTGTTACTGACAGCGCGGATTCGCTGGTCGATGCCGCCAGTAGCAGAGAAAAAGTCATCAATGGCGAACCCTGCCTGCTGCGCGGCCAGCGCGAACCTATCTAGGCCGCGGCGGCCGATGTCGCCTGCCCTCGCGACCTGAGTCAGAACCCTGCCGACGTTCTGGTTGGATGCAGTCGCAGCCATCCTTGCTAGCGACTGGATGGACGCATCAATGGATTCTTGTGTGGCTCGAGTTGCGATTGTGCCGTCGTTCATTGCCGAGACAATGCTCTGGCGAACGCCCTCGAAGGCGGCGGCCAAGTCGTTTCTGGCAGCTCCCGCAACGCCGGCAATCACGCCCTGGAGAACTTGCAACTGCGATGTAAATCCTTGAACAACGCGGCTGTCCAGGCCAAGCGTTATGCCCTCAACCCCGGCGCCACCAAAACCGCGGAGGACTGAGTCGATAAGTTGGAGCCTTGACGCCGCCGTCGATGCTTCGTTTCCAAGCTGAACAACCCTTAGACGAAGTCTTTCAATTGCTTCTTCGGTGGCGCCTGGCGTGGCGGCGAGCGCCTCCAGCTCGTTCTGCGCTTCAGCGATGGCTGGTATGAATCGAGTTCTAAACCCAAGCGGCAGCGAATCGATCTGCGACTTGAGCGAGGTGATCGACGCCCGAACCAGCTCAACTTGCCTCGCCGGGGCGTCAAGGTCTAGGCCAAAGTCAATCGCCGACTCTCGCTGGGCGCGGCCGCGGTTGATGGCCGGAGCGATCTCTTCGGCGGCGTCGGCGGCGGCGACGGCGTCACGGCGTCGTCTCTCTTCCTCGAACTCTTGCTGTGCTCTCGCACGCCTTGAAAGCAGGGTAGCCTCGTCTGATGCGGCCTGTTTTGCGAGCCGCTCGCTCTCTTCGTAGAAGTCGCGCTCGGCCTGAGCTCTCGCGATGAGCGGCGCGGCGGCGTCGGCCGCGGCTTGGTTGGCGAGTCTCTTGCTCTCCTCGTAGTATTCGCGCTCTGCCCTGGCGCGATTGATAAGAGGCGCAGCGGCGTCGGCTGCGGACTGAGCCTGAAGGCGCTCACTCTCAGCGTAGAACTCGCGCTCGGCCCTGGCCCTTGCAATCAGCGGCGCTGCGGCGTCGGCTGCCGACTGATTCTGGAGACGCTCGCTCTCCTCGTAGAACTCACGCTCGGCTCTGGCCCTTGCAATCAGCGGCGCTGCGGCGTCCTGTGCGGCCTGACGCTGGAGGCGCTCGCTCTCCTCGTAGAACTCACGCTCGGCTCTGGCCCTTGCAATCAGCGGCGCTGCGGCGTCGGCTGCGGCTTGGTTGGTGAGTCTTTTGCTCTCCTCGTAGTATTCGCGCTCCGCTCTAGCGCGATTGATAAGTGGCGCTGCGGCGTCGGCTGCCGACTGAGCCTGGAGGCGCTCGCTCTCAGCGTAGAACTCCCGCTGCGCCTTGGCTCTGTTGATAAGCGTCGCCGTCTCGGCGTCCGGCCCACCGCCGATCGCGCTGTTGACCTGCTCCCGCACTCGCTTGGCTACGGCAAGCAGGTTCTCAAGACTTGCCCTGGCCTGCGTGGTGTCGATGTTTAGGATCGTGCCCGACTCGATCTCCGCGCGGCGCTTCTGGATGAGGTTGTCGAGGGCGACGAGCTTCTGGACGTCGTTGGACACCCGGCCGCCCTCGAGGGCGACGGCGGGAGCGTTCGCGGCACGCTGGCGAACGTCGGCCGATGCGGACAGGGCATCCCGTACTCGAGGTGCCGCGAACGCCAGCTCGTTGCCGCGCGGGCCGGCGGCGGCTAGCTGCGAAGCCTCGGCCAGACGGTTGGCGGCCTCGGCGGCGGCAATGGCACGCTGGCGGATGCGCTCAAAACTCTGCTCCCCAACGACACCACCGCGAGCCAGTGCTGAGTTGAGGTACTCGGCGCTCTTCTGGGCACGCTTGAGTGCCGGGTCGAATGACTGTTGGACGCTGGCAGACAGCCGTTCCACACTTCTGGCTGCACCAGCGAGCGGCTCGTTGACCGCCACGGCTGCGGCCTGAAGAGACTTGAACTGGTCGATCGCCCTGGTGAGCGACTCGAATGTTTTTGTGTCGTATCCCTTGAACTGAAGTCGCTGCGACGCGGCCGCTTGGAGAGCGCGGGAAACCTTCTGCGACTCTGTGTAGATATTGCGCAGAGACGCAGTGGCCGATGACTCGGCTCGCGAGATTTGCGACTGCATCGCTCGCGCAAAACTGCCGACCTCCTTCGCGGAGGCATTCATCTTGCTGTTGAAGTCACTGGTGTTCGCAGTGACGAGCGCCGAGATTTTGCCGAGGTAGGCTTTTGCCATCGTGTCATCCCTGACGCGGTGCGTTCAACTTCATCAGCTCGTTGATAATCTGCGACTGCGACTGTTCCGGCTTGACGGCAGTCGGTATGAAGACCGCCTCGTCCGGTACGTCGCCCTTCTTGTAGTTACCGCTGGCCGCCATGATGATGCGGCAGATTCTCGCGGTCTGTGCCCATGAGTCGGGGAGCGGGTGCCTCTGATCGTAGGCGTACCACTCCGCGATCTCCTCTGAATCAACCTCCCGTAGCAACCGCTTGACCGACATCCCAAGGGAGAGCGCTAACTTGAGGTAGAACTTCCGCTCGGGCCTGTCGGCTAGCCTTTTCCCAGCGCCTCCACGGCCTCGTTCGTGAAGGCGTTCACCTTCCAGGCCGCGTCGAAGACGCGATTGATCACGACGCTCGACTTCTTGCCGAGTTCCGCCGAATCCTCATCCTTGAAAATCCGCTCACCGGCCTCGTCGCACAGGGAGAGCAGGATGAACCTGACGCGGAACGCCTTCATCTTCTGCTCGGCGTAGGACTCCTCGAAGGCGTCGCGGTCGGTGCCGCTGATCACCTTGATAAAGTAGGTGCCGCCCCATTCGGGGATTTCGACGGCCTCCACCTTGATGTCGTTCGCCGCCAGAATCCGTTTGCGAAGATCAGTCGCCATGAAACACTAGCTCCCTTGATAGTCAGTCACTTGAAACCGCAGCGACCCACGGACAACCTCGCCGACGCGAGCCTCCGTAGACGCCGAAACCAAAATCGCCCTCCTGGCAACCGAATACGTTGATGACGTGAACGCCAGAGCCCCCACGGTTCCGACGACCGTCTGGACGTCGAAAGTGCCGTGATGCAGGTAGTCCACGTTGATCGTCCCGCCAGACCAGTCGCCTGTCGGAACCATGACCAAGAACCCCTTGGCCGTCGAGGCGTCGGTCATGTTCGTGACCTCGGCCGTCGGCGTCTCCACGGAGATGCCGGTCACATACCCCCAACTTCCGTTGAAGGAGAACGTCGCGCTCTGCGGAATGCCCGGCATGGCTACACCTGGACGCGAAACGACGCGCTGCCGCGGACGATGTCACCGACGCTGGCTGTGACCTGCGACGTGACGCAGGTCGCTGTGCCTGTGAAAGCAATCCTGCCTGACACGGTAAGGGTCGCGGACGCTCCGACGCTTGGGATCGTCTGGCCGATATAGTCAACGTCGACCGTCGGCAGCGAGTCGACCGATCTGTGCAGGTAATACACCTGCTCTGTGTCGTTCGGCCCCAGCCCCATATGCGGGGCCGACACACGCTGCCGCTCGGCGCCGCCATTAACGGTGACGCTTGTGATCGTGTACGCCGACACGCCAAACGTGAACGACGTGCCTTGTGAGCTGACCCCAGCCATGTCGCCTTACGCGACGCGGAAGGTCGCGCTCCCGCTGATGAGGGCACCCACCGAACCGCCAATCGAGGCCGAAGCGAGCGTCGCGTTGCCGCTGAACGACATCGGGCCGGAGATCGACAGGGCGCCGGACGAACCGGCCGAGAGCACCGTGGTCGAGATGTAGTCGACGGTGACTTCACGCTCCGTGGCGAATCCGCCCACGAACTCCCGGCGACCGCCAGGGGCGATTCCGAGGTGCGAGCCGTCGACGAGGTCTTGGGTATCACTGACCTGAACCGATGTGACCGTGAGGTTCGAGCCGCCGAAAGAGAACGTCAGTCCCTGTGCTGAAACGCCTGCCATGTGGTTGCGCCTCCTTGCGCCGTAATCTTGCCGTGTAGGTTACGAGGTGGACTCGTTCCACCGAATCTGAAACAACTGCCGGACTTCGTAGGCCGGAGGCAGTTGCGCCCCAGCGACCGTCGGATCGAGGAAGTCGTCCGTTTCGGACATCAGCCTCATATCTTGTATTGTAGCCCCGGCCAGAGTGCCGGTGTGTCCATCCAGCGCAAGGCGAACCTCGTCGGCCAGCTCGCGGACGGCGTCGTAGGAGAGTGCCCACGAGGCGATCTGGAGGTTGACCATCGGGACGAACAGCGGACCCCCGAGGGCGACGTCCCGCATGATGTTCGACCGCTTGTAAACAATGAACGGCAGGCTCGCGCCGGTCTTCGGCACGGCGATGGGGTACACCTGGAAGCCGACGATCCTCGCCACGCCGGGCGTCGAGACGAGCTTCTGGTAGACGTGTTTTTCTGGGGAGATGAGCATGGCTAGAACTTGTTGATTTCGGCCTGGATGAACTGGGCTAGGAGAGCCTGAACGCGGGACTCCGTGGCGATAATCGTCCTCTCCATCGGGTGGTACGCGGGCATTGGAGCAATGGTTTCGCCGGGGCCGAGGGTGATCGGGTGCGTATCGCCATCGGGGCCGGTGGCGAAGTCGTGCGAGTACCCCTTGCCGCGGCGCGACTGCCGCGTCGGTTCGTTGAGGCTGCCCATTAGGAAGTAGTAGCCGCGGCTGCGACGGGCGAACTCCTCGTCGTTCATGGCCGACGTTCGTCTCATCTTGCCGTTGATCGACTGGTGGACATCGATGTAGATGCGCCGGTTGTTCGTTCCTGGCTTTCGCCGGCCGCTTCCAAACTCCACAAGCCAAGCGTGGTTTCCGCTCTCTTTGCCTTCCTCAGAGCCCACTGGGCCGGTCTGCCGCGGGCCGGTGATCGCGACGGCGACTTGGCCGCCCTCGTATTCCTTGTCCTGCGTGATCGTGGACTTTGCGAGGTTCCCAGTTCCGCCGGCGCTGCCCGGCTCAAACGCCCTCTCGGCCAGGTTTTTGTAAGTCTCCTTGATCGGCACGGACGCCTGCTTGACGCACTTACGAAGTAGCCCAGGGGCCGACAAGACGCCGGCCACCCTGACCAGCTCCTTCGCCAGTTCTCGCGAACCGGATGTCTGAATCCGTATGAAACCGCTCGTCTGGCTCTTGGCGGTGCCAAAGCCGACATCGCGGGGCGTCGGATTGCTTGGGTTGATCGCCATGCTACTGCACCTCGTTGACGAGGAGTTCCAGGCGGGTGCGATTGTCTCTGGGGCTGACGCTCACGATCTCGAGCGTCTTGCCTCGCCAGAGCAGGCGGTACTGCGGATTCACCGTCGCGCGGTATCGCATGATGACCTTGTGGGACGCGATGACGTTGGCCTGCTGGGCCTGGAGCACGTCGCGGCTCGCCAGACCGTCGACGCTCGCCCAGACCGTGGCTTCGGTGGCCCATGACAGCGTGGCTTCGCCCGTCGGGCTTCGCAGTTCCTGCGGAGCCTGGATGGCGACTCGCTCACGCATCATGCCGATGTTCACGTTATCGTGCCCTCGCCGATCAAGACGATGTCGTATTGAGCGCCGACTGCGCCAGAGATCGTGATCGTGGCGTTGGTCGAGATGATCTCGGTTGAGGCGTCATTGCCGGGGGCTGCGCACAAGAATAAGCCTCCGCTTCTGACGATGTGAGTGCCGGCGGCGACCCCTTGGTAGGCAATGAGAGCCGACGAAAGCGTGACGATGTTGTCTGCGGCGGTGGCCTTGTTTCTGACGTACAGTACCTTGACCGCAGAGAACGCCACGGTGACTGCGGCGCCATCGCGGGTGTCGGTGAGTGATCGGAGGTCAAGTGTTTCCTGCGGAGACACGACCGTCCGCGAATCGCTCCAGACGATCTGGGCCTGGTTCGCCCCCGTGCCGTCCGACAGAGACAGCGCATACGAGGCCGGCGTTGCCCGCAGCGTCCGCGACAGGTCGCCTGCGCTCGTCTCGTGGGCGAGGATCGATAGCATGATTTGTGCGTTCAGAGGCATTTCAGTTCCCCATCACATAGATTTCGTAAGCCTGCCCGTTCGTGCCGCCGATGCGGAGAATCGAGCCGCCGGAGGTCGTGGCGAACCCGGACGAGTTTGGGCAGGAGAGCAGCATCGCGCCGCCCTCGCGGATCGGATACCCGCGAAGCGTCAGGGAGCCCAGATTGATCATCGGCGAGAAGTTCCAGCTCGTGACGTCCTGGCGGAAGACACTGAACTGCGAGCCCGTCCAGCCGGCCGAGAGGGCGATCTGATTGGTCGTCGACAGGTTCTTGATGCAGAGCAGCTTCACGACGCCGATGCCGACCGTCGAAAAGTCGACCTCGTCGAAGCCGCCGGACAGAATTGTCCTCCGATCACTCCAGACCTTCGTGCAGTCGCCGACATCGAATGCAAACTCAATCGGCTGATCGGTGATCGCGGTCGTCAGCCCATGCTGCGATTGCAGGCGGGCCGTCACATTCGCGTGTACCGTCGCCGTGAGGCTCATCGGTAGCCGCCCCATCCGCTCGCGGCGAGCAGCGCCTCAAATGTCTGCGGCACCGGCAGCACCTGGCTGTAGCCAGCAACGACGGGCTGCCGCATCTCATACCAGTGGGCCACGAGGAGCATGATCAGGCTCTTCACGGTCGCCGGCACGCTCGCACCGCTGGCGCCGTAGCCCGCAGTCCACCGCACAGTGACGCTGTTCTCGTCGCCTCGCACCGCCGGCCAGACGCCTTCGTAGAGCGGGTAGATGCGGCCGGGGGTCGCGTAGGCGTCCACCTGGAAGGCGTTCGCTGCACTGGTGAT